GAGGTTGCTAATAGTACAGGTATAAATGCAGGAATTATCACGTCTACACATTTTAAAGGTAATCTAACTGGTGATGTTAATGCAGGTATAGTCACAGTTACATCTCAGACTGTGGTTGGTAGTGCTGTAACTATAAGTGCGAGTGGTATTGATATTGGTGCTGGAGTTATCACTGCTACATCATATGCTGGTAGTGGTGCTAATCTTACTGGTATTGGTGCTACTATAATGGTTTGGGAGTATAATCCTGATCCTAGTGATATGGCAGTTCCTTTTGCTACTGGTATAGGAATTACATTCAATCAAAAGATTAAGGCAGGTAGTGGTAATATAACATTAAGAGAGACTAATTCATCAGGTACAGTAGTAGAGAACTTTGGTATTGGTAGTTCTGTTACTATTGCTGGTAATTCATTAACAATAGATCCTACCAGCGATTTAAGTGAAGAACAACTTTATCATCTAAGTTATCCTTCAGGTGTTATTACCAATATGGCAGGTGAAAATTATGTTGGAACAGCATATACATTTAAGGCACTAGCATATACTCGTAACTTATATACATGGGGTAGAAATCTTCAAGGAGAATTAGGACATAATGCTCAAGGTAATGCTCCAACATACCCCAATTCTAAGTCATCACCAACTCAAGTACCTGGTACCATATGGAAAAATATTTGTATGGCTGGTAATGGAGTAATAGCAGCTAAGAGTGATGGAACATTGTGGGCATGGGGACAACAAAGGACTGGAGAAATGGGAATTAATCAAGCATCATCACCTACTGGTGCTAAATGGTCATCGCCAGTTCAAATAGGTTCTGATACTACATGGAGTACCACTAATAGAACTATTGCTGCCTCTTTTAACCTTCCTACTGGTTTAGCAGGAGCAGTCAAAACTGATGGAACATTATGGACATGGGGTGATCCTGAATATGGAGCACTAGGACTTAATGGTCCTACTACTCCAGCAGGGGTTTCATCTCCAACTCAAGTAGGTTCTGGTACTGATTGGAGTAAAATTTCAATGTCAGGTCATCATGGTGGAGCAGTCAAAACTGATGGAACATTATGGGTATGGGGGAAGAATCATAGAGGATGCTTAGGGCAAAATCAAGGAGGAAATAATACTGGATATTCATCACCAGTTCAAATACCTGGCACTGATTGGAGTGATGTTAATTTGATATCATCAACAAATTATTGCACTATGTTCGCAAGTAAGACTAATGGAACACTGTGGTCATGGGGGTATAATGAAGGAGGGCAATCAGGACAAAATAATAGAACAAATTATTCATCACCAGTACAAATACCTGGTACTACATGGTCATTGGCAGGATTAGAAAATAATGGATGGTTTAGAGCTAATGGTCCTATAGGAGCAATTAAAACTGATGGAGCATTTTGGGTATGGGGAGATAATGATCAAGGAGCATTAGGACAAAATCAAGAAGCAGGAAAACGTTCATCACCAGTTCAAATACCTGGTACATGGAGTAAATTTACTTCTTTTGGTGCTAATATGGCAGGAGTTAAAACTGATGGAACATTATGGGCATGGGGAGCTAATGCTGTAGGTCAATTAGGACAAAATACGTCGTCAGGACCAACAAAAGTATCATCACCAATTCAAATAGGATCTGAAACTGATTGGAGTAGAGTTAGTGGGGGTGAAAATTCCTTATCAGGAATTAGAAGAACATGACCTTAGTGGTATAAATATCTAAAAATACTAAGTTATGTCTGAAGTCAGAGTAAATAATATAGTTGATTATGGTGGGAAGGGTGCTCCTACCTTTGATAATGGCGCAGTCATAAGTGGTGTTAGTAGTTTAGGAAATCAAGCAAAGATAGGTAGTAATGTAACTATAACCAGTGGTGGTATCAATGTGAGTGGTGTGACCACTGCTGCTACATTGTCTGGTAATCTCACTGGTGATGTTAGTGCAGGGTTCTTAACAGCAACATCAACAGTCATTGGTAGTGGTGTGACTATCAATGCAGGTGGATTGAATATTACTGGTGTTGTAACTGCTACTACATTTGAGGGTGATGGTTCATCTATGACTGGAGTGGCAATGACTATTGCTCCTTTAGCATATAATCCTGATGTGAATGATAGTATAATAACAAAAAATACAGGTATTGGAATAACATTTGGCCATAGGATATTAGCAGGTAGTGGTAACGTAACTCTAAGTATTGCTACTAATGCAGGAGCAGCAGGTACAACAGTAGAAAACTTTGCTGTTGGTAGTGATGTTACTATTCAAGGTAGGAAAGCAATAATTAATCCTTCAAGTAATTTGAATAGTGGTGAAACATATCATATCAGTTACCCATCAGGTGCATTTACTAATACTGGTGGTGATGTAGATTATGTTGGAACAGCATATACATTTGGTGTGAAAACTTATGTTTCTACATTGTGGATGTGGGGATATAATGAATATGGACAATTTGGACAGAATAATAGAACATCATATTCATCACCAGTTCAAGTAGGTTCTGAAAATAATTGGTCTCAAGGTATTAGAGGGGCTTTTAATGTAGCGGCGACTAAAACTGATGGAACATTATGGGTAATGGGTCATAATACTGATGGATCATTGGGTCAAAATAATGTAGTATTTTATTCATCACCAGTTCAAATACCTGGTACTACATGGGATAATGCAGGTGCTTTAGGTTATAGAAGTGGTTATGGAATTAAAACTGATGGAACCCTATGGGTGTGGGGTGGCAGTTACTATGGACAATTAGGACTAAACGAAGGACCTGGTCAGAATAAATCATCACCAATTCAAATACCTGGTACTACATGGGATTATGCAGGTCCATTTAGCGGAAGTCATAGCACTTGGGCAATTAAAACTGATGGAACACTATGGGCATGGGGTATTGGTTCTAATGGTAGATTGGGACTTAATAGTTTAACAACATATTCATCACCAGTTCAAATACCTGGTACTACATGGACTAACAAAATAGCAGGTACGGCAGACTCATCTGCTTTTGCAATAAAAAGTGATAATACAATGTGGATATGGGGTGCTGCTGATTATGGAAAATTAGGATTAAACCAAGGACCAGGAGTAAAATACTCATCACCAGTTCAACTTCCTGGTACTACATGGAAAAGTGTAGCATCTGCAGCATACTCTGCAATAGCAACCAAAACTGATGGAACAGCATGGGGATGGGGATATAATGGTGGTGGACAATTAGCACAGAATAATCAAACAGAATATTCATCACCAGTTCAAATAGGTTCTGATACTACATGGGATATTGCCACTGTTATGAGTGCTAGAGGGTATGGTGCAACCAAAACTGATGGAACATTATGGTCATGGGGTGAATATAATACTCGAGGAGACTTTGGAGTTAATAATACAACAGCATATTCATCACCAGTTCAAGTACCTGGTACTACATGGGATTTGGAAAATATGAGATCTCATGCTTCTGCTACTCCAGCTCTTGGTGGTTTTATTAAGAGAACTACATAGACCACTTATCAAACTGTCACACGACCACTTGCATTAGTCATTGAGATTTTATATACTATTAATAGTTTAGTATTGATTTGTGAATTATTCTTCAAAAGAGAAACTGATTTTCGTCACTTCATTCATCATCTTTATGAATTGGGGTGTTAGATTGTGTGCTCTTACTATCTTGAGGTTTGCATAATGAAGAAGGAATTTATTTGTGTTAAACCAAAGAGTACAGTAGCAAAGGATAGGTTTCTTAGTGATATGAGGGAACTACATAGTTGTGTAGTGAATAATAGAAAGGATGGACTGACATTTGTTGAGTCTATTTCTGGAAAATATTCTTTTTGTCTTAATGAACATTCAGACGATCATTGGGAGGTAATTAAATGATGCCACTCTTAGCATTTGCAGCAACAATAGAATTGCAATGTACTGATGTGGATAAGTTTATGGAGAATGTTGATAAGGTAAGAATAGTACATATGACTAAGGTGCAGAAGAAAGAGGTGAGGGAAGCACTTGAGTCATTTGTAACAGAAAGATGTCCTGAATCTAAAGAGAGTATAAAATTTATAGATACTTAACATATATCATGTTAGAATCTCCTCACATTACTCTTAAAAACCATGTTAAATTTAGATGAACGATACCATTCTTACCTGAGTGGAGAGAAAAAACTTAGAATTGATGGAATAGAGGAACAAATCAAGTCATATGGTTATACAGACAATGGTAGTGATATTGATGGGTATTATATAACAACAAAGAATTATCAGTTATACTATAATTTAGAGGGGAGTTTTAAAAAGATGGTGGCACTTGACAAAGTAGCAGTTTAACTCTACAATTAAATTATTATTTTATTCATTATGGCAAAGACACTAACAAAAATTGATGTAATAAAATTAGCAGAAAATATAAGATCTGGCAATTATCCAACTGAAAAAATTAAACTTGATCAGTTTTTTACTAAAACTTTTGATGGTGATTGGGTTCCAGATCCTGATAAACGTATTCAAGTTCGTGGCACAACTAGGGATGTAAATTTTATTATTCGTGCAATTAATAAGATTCAATCATCTGGGGATGATAGTGGACTTGAACCATTAACTTGTGTGAGGATGCCTAATCGTGATTTGTTAGTGATTAATGGTTCTCATACATCTGAGATACAAATTAAAATAGGTAAGAAAGAAGCAGATGCTCATATTATTGATTGGGTAAAAGATTTAGGTGGAAGAATGTCCATTGCTCAAAGAATGGGAAATCTACTTAATTTTCAAAATGTAGAGAAGGTCTCTACACATGATGAAGATGTAAAAAATGAACTATATCAGTTCATGGCAGAGAAAAGAGAAGCAGGTCTTGATCCTAAACCAACAGAAGATGAAATTCAAGAATTTGTAGACATTTATCCTTCTGTGAGTAGAAGAACAATAGGACAATGGATATCTAATACTGATGCTGGTGGAAGAAAAAAACCACGTATAGAGTATACTGATTCAGAATTAGCATCTGCTGCAAAACGTTATACAAGTTCACAAAAATATGTTGACTATGTTATTTGCAACCCTCAAACTGTAGCACATTGGAATGATACTGGCACAGCAACTCCAATGAGTTTAATGGCAACAGAAGGGAAGACTAAAGCACTTGTTGTTTTTTATTGTTCTACAATTGAACAAGTAGAATCATGGAAAAGTGGAAAATTAGAGAAAAAGATTAAAGCACATTACACTAAACTCAATAATTATTATGAAGTAACTATTGAGTATGATATGCTTAGATATGAATGACACTTTCTAAACTGTCCACTAACCCTTGACTATTGCAGTCAGGGGTTTTATTATACTTGTACTGAGGGAAATTTATGATTAAATTACGTCCTCATCAAGAGAGGATTGTTAAGACAATGACTCATACTACTAAAGGTCAGGTGATTGTGCCTACTGGTGGTGGTAAGACAATGTGCATGATTACTGATGCACATAGACAATTTCAATATGGTAATCAAACTATTGTAGTTGTAGCACCCAGAATATTATTAGCACAACAATTATCAGATGATTTCTTAAAGATAATTGATAATGCTAAGGTGTTGCATGTACATAGTGGTGAATCAGATCATTTTAGTACAACTAACTCAAATACTATTAGTGAGTGGGTTGTAAATAATTGGAATGATAATAAGATTATATTTACTACATATCATTCATTACATAGAATTAAAGAGTCTAGTATTCCTGTAAATACAATATACTTTGATGAGGCACATAATAGTGTACAAAGACATTTTCATACTCCTACTAGATTTTTTGCAACTACAAATAATCGTAGGTGTTTCTTCTTTACTGCTACTCCTCATCATATCAAGAATGATGAAAGAGGTATGAATAATCAAGAAGTTTATGGTAGAGTTATTGAGCAAGTACCAGCACCAGAGTTAGTTGATGCTGGTGTTATACTACCACCTAAAGTAGTAGTTAATCAATGTGAAATGATTAGAGATAGGAAGGCAACTTGTAAAGAGGATGTTCAGAATATATTTTCTAGTATTGATTCCAATTCTGTAGATAAGATATTAATTTGTGCCAGAAGTACTAAACAAATTGCTGAAATTGCATGTGATATTAATTTCTGGGTTGGTGTAGGTGAACGTGGATATTCTTGGATGTTTATTACATCTAAGCATGGTGCATTTATTGATGGTAAAAAAGTTGCTAGAGATAAATTCTTTGATACATTGAATAAGTGGGGTAAAGATGATCATAAGAGATTTATAGTAATGCATCATAGCATACTTTCTGAGGGCATAAATGTTAATGGACTAGAAGCAGTATTGTTTCTTAGGTCTATGAATTATATTGGAATTAGTCAAACTATTGGTAGAGTAATTAGGAAAGGAAATGTTAACAAACAGTTTGGTATTGTTTCTATTCCTGTGTATAATAAAGTTGGCATCACTACATCAAAAAGAGTTGGTGCAGTTGTTGATACTATATTTGAAAAGGGTGAACCAGCAATTTCTATTTCTAGGAGGTAATTTATGAATCAAACTAACAAACGTTGTTTAAAAGAACTAGATACTTATTGGAATGAAAGATTGGCATTTCTAGCACAATCTGATAGATTAGATGATGCTGAAGCACTCTATTCAGAGTATAATATTGATGGTGAAAATTTAATTTATGAAGCATTTGATCGTAATGCAGACATCTTATTTCTGGAGTATTTAAATGACTTATGAACCACAAGTAGATGATTATGTAATATGGAAAAGACCAAATGGTGACATTGATGAGGGATGGGTTTATTTTAAGGGAGATCCTGTAGATAATGAGAAAAGAAATAAACAAGGATGGAATTCTGTCTCACAATATATTACTATTGAAACTCATGTATATCCAAAGAAAGAATGTAGATATACAAGTGGTAAACCAATGAGGCATAAAAATATACATTGTTTGTTAATATGTAATAAAGATAATTGGAATGAATTAGAATATGTTAAGAATAGAAGAGTTGAGGAACATTATAAAGAATTAGCAGAAATACAGAGAGAAGATAAGAAAGAAGAGGATAAATTAGCAGCAATGTATAAGTCACAAGACAGACCATTAGATATAGATAGTTATAGTTTAATTCCATCAAGATACTAAC